TGGGAGATCATTGAAGCTATCGTACGTTCTATCTGAGGTTCGTTTCCACCCTAGAAGAGAGAAGAAGAAATGAAGAAGAAATTGCCGATCGAAGAAAAGTGTAAGCAGAACATTAAGTGGTTCGTCGAGACGTTCTGTCGTTTCTATGATCCGCGGCAGAAGAACACTTGCCGTGAGGTGGTGCTGGAGAAGCGGCAGAAGCGGGCACTTATTGCAATGCGCGATTCGTACGGCTTGGATGATCTGACGATCAGGAAGCTCGAACGCAATGTCGGTGCCAGTTGGCTCGCGGCATGCGTGGTGCTGCATAGGATGCTATTCTTCGACAACACCAGTACGCTTGTCGTCTACAAGATGGAAAGATGGGTTGACAATTTTCGTTGCGTTAGCGAAACGAGTTCTTTCTTCGGTAAGCTCGACTACCTAACGGACCACCTTCCGCAATGGATGTATATTCCAGGCGGCTGGGACAGGACGAGATGTAGTATTAGCGAAACTATCAATGGTTTCGCTCGCTGTAAAGTCAGGGGCTGCGGTGCGACTGGTGACTGCCGGGAGATGCGCGGTTCGCGTTACGATTGCGTGGTGATCGACGACGCTGACTGTATCAAGAATCTATCCGCTGTGTTGGAAACCGTTCATCACATGACGAACTCAGTGTTCATTATCACGCGCGCCGAGGCAGGTCAACCAAAAGACACCTCCGGGATTGAAGTTCGGATAGGCTAATGCGGGCGACTGATCGGTTCAGCAGACAAATTCCAAAAGGCCTCAGGGAAAATATGGAGTGGCGTGCCCGGATGCACGCCAGTGTCATGGAAGACCCGAAGCGTATTGCGGCACTCAAGGAGGCGTGCAAGCAAGACCCGATCTTCTTCATCAACGCCTTCTGCTACACGTACGACCCGCGGCCATCTTCTGCCGGTAAGCCGAAGCCATTCTCTCGCGTGCCGTTTCTCCTGTATCCCTTCCAGGAAGAAGCGATCATGGACCTCGCGAGGGCCCTCGGCTTCGAGGACGCTGTCATCGAGAAGACGCGCGACATGGGGGCGTCGTGGCTTTGTATCATCATCATTGTATGGGCGTGGCTGTTCCACAAGGACCTATCATTTCTCCTTGGGTCTCGCGTCGAGGCCTATGTCGATGACCAGGGCAACCCTAAGTCGATGTTCTGGAAGATCGACTTCATACTACACAACCTCCCGAAGTGGCTGCTGCCGCGTGGGTTCGACAGGAAGCTGCACCGACGCAAGCTCCATATCGAGAACCCTGAACTCGGCAGCGTGATTGACGGCGAGTCGACCAACGACAACTTCGCTCGTGGCGACCGCCGAACGGCGATCGTGCTCGACGAGTTCGCAGCAGTCGAGCAGGGCTGGAGAATTCTGCGGGCCACTCGTGACGCGACGGACTGTCGTATCTTCAACTCGACGCCGATGGGAACCAATAACGCATTCTACGACGTAAGAAATCGCAAGGATATTGTCAAGATCCGCATGCATTGGTCCGTGCATCCAGACAAGTCGATAGGGACCTACACGACAGATGAGAACGGGCTACTCGAAATCCTCGATCCGAACGGTAGAGATTCGTGGCCTGATCTGTTCGAGCCCATCCTTGACGGTAAGCTGCGTAGTCCATGGTACGACAGGCAATGTCGGCGTGCCGCTAGTGCTAAGGATATTGCACAGGAACTCGACATTGATTACCTCGGTTCTGTGTACCAGTTTTTCAGCCCGGACACCATCAATAGACGGATCAGGGAGCACGCTCGCCCGCCGTTCATGGTTGGCGACCTTGAGTACGACAACGACACCGGAGAGCCCATTCGCTTTCGTGAGGACCAACAGGGCCATCTGAAGCTCTGGATCCTGCTGGACGGTGCTGGGAACCCGCCAATCGAACACAAGCACACTGTCGGCGCGGACGTCTCTGCCGGCACTGGGGCGTCGAATTCAGCGTTGTCTGGTTGGGACAACGTAACACAGCAGAAGGTCTTCGAGTACGCGAACGCCAACGTACGGCCGGAGGATTTCGCGAGGCAGGCTGTGGCGATCTGTCGGTGGTTCAACAGGCCATACCTGATATGGGAAAGTGGAGGTCCGGGCCGGCAATTCGGGAGTCGGGTGTTAGATCTTCACTACAGCAACGTCTATCTCCGCAAGCGAGAGGAGGCACTATCCAAGAAGGTGTCCGATATCCCTGGAGTGGCTCAGACCAAAGAGGTCAAAGCTGCGATTCTGGGTGCATACCGTATTGCAATCGAGAAGGACAGCGGAGGGGTAATCAATAGATCCAAGGAGGCATTAGAGGAGTGCCTGGAATACATCCATGCCCCGGACGGGAGCATAGTCCATTCTCGCTCGACACGGAAGGACGACCCGACTGGAGCCAAGGCGAACCATGGCGACCGTGCTATGGCTGACGCGCTGGCGTGGAAAGGCATGACGGAACGCGAGAAGAAGCTACCGTCTGATGAGGGGAATAAGCCGAAGACTCCGTACGGCAGCCTTGCGTGGCGAAACAAAAAGCGTGAAGAGCGATATAATAAGAAAGACCGCCTATCGGCTGGTTGGCGATCACATTAACTCGAAAGGAACAGCATGCCTCTTCTCAGCGACAAGCAAGTAGACAGACTCCGGACAGCGATTGAGTGGGGAACTTTGCAAATGGCGTTCCCTCGTAAACAGCGCGTCGAAGCAATCTGGTCGTTCTGCGGATCGCACTATCACAAGAACGGTGACCCAACGATAGTTCCGGTCAACAATCTCAAGATGGCTGTCGATATTTACGGGCGAATGCTGACGCCGCGTAACCCTCGTGTGATGATGAGCACGAAGGTTGACCCACTGAAGGCGACCGCGATCAATCTGGAGTACGCGGTAAACGAAATTCCGCGCGAGATCAAGTTGCAGTCGACGCTCCGCAAGTTCGTGATCGAGGCCCTGTTCTCGATGGGGATCTTGAAGGTCGGAATTCACACCACCGGGAACCACCTCGGTCATCCGTACGGCTCGCCATTCGTCGACATTGTTACGCTCGATGATTATTTCGTCGACATGTCCGCGAAGTCGTACGACCAGATCCAGTACGAGGGACACGACTACTGGATGAATTACGAAGCCCTGATGGAATCTGAATGGGTGGATAAGAAGGCCAGGGACAAGCTGCATGCAGACGAGCCTACGGCGATCGGGATCAATGGCGAGGTGAGGGCCGAGGGGATTGCCGAGGGCGGTTCCGCCCAAGTGTTCAAGGATCGCGTGAACCTTCGCGATGTCTGGCTTCCGGAGGAGAAGATCCTCGTCACCATGACCGCAAGGGATGGTGTAGTGCTGAACATCATCGACTGGGACGGGCCTGATGGAGGGCCGTTCCCGAAGCTCGGATTCGGGGAGGTTCCTGGCAACCTGCTTCCGCTCGCGCCAGTGCAGATCTGGCGTGACCTTCACGATCTCGGTAACCGCCTATTCCGTAAGCTTGGTAATCAAGGCGACAGCGAGAAGTCTGTCCTTGGTTTCCAGGGCGATGACGTAGACGCGATCGAGGCCTTTAAGAATGCTTCGGACGGCGACGGCATCACGTACCCTGGCTCGAAACCGGAGACGCTGACTGCTGGCGGCATCAAGGAGAAGACACTCGCGTTCTATCTCCAGGTCCGCGACCTCTCGTCTTACTTTGGTGGCAACTACGATAGCCTCGGTGGGCTCGGTGCGATGTCCGAGACGGTCGGGCAGGACCAACTGATGTCGCAGTCGGCGAATGCCCAGGTCGAGGACATGAGCGACCTGACTGCCGATGCTACTCAGGAAGTCATGCGCGCACTGGCGTACTACGAGTGGCATGATCCGATCCGCGTGCGAATGCTTCAGAAGGAAATTCCGAACACTGACCTGACTGTCACGTCGAGGTTCGGGCCGGAGGACAAGCGAGGCGACTTCGACTTATACAGCATCAAAATCGACGTCTATCGCATGCAGGAGAACTCCCCGCAGATTAAACTGCAAAAGCTTCTTCAGTTAATTAACACGGTCATCATGCCGCTGCACCCGTTCATCCAACAAGCAGGCGGCACGATCGACGTTCAGCTTCTACTGAAGCACATCGCAAAGTATTCGGACATGCCAGAGTTGAACGCTATCGTCCAGTTTCTTGAACCTGGACAGCAGGTCGAGGTCGAGAGTGCCCCGGCGTCCGGGAAGCTCCCGACTGGGCCGCCGCAACCCCAGCAGAGGGGTGGCATGACACGAGAAGGACAGTCTTCTGTCATTCAGCAGCAGCTACTAGGCAAGGGTATGCAGTCCTCTGAGGCCGCGAAGATGGCTTAGTAGCGAAAAGACAACTACCCGCATCAACTTAATTCTGATATAATATAGGTTGGTGCGGGTTTTTCGCTACACGAGGAGGGTACGCTATCCCACTTTATTGCTTCACGTCGGACGACGGCGAGACGATTGAGGAACTTTTTCCAATGGGTAAGGCCCCAGCGAAAATCGGGACTTCCTCACCACTTGATCCCAGAGTCTTCTATCGCGACTTTGTTGCCGAAAGACAAGGAGGGCGAAGCGGAACGGCCGGATGGCCGATCGAGTGCATCGCGTCGGGAGTGAACGCCAATCAGGCTCCAGAGCTTCGTAAGTTCTTCAGGGACGCGAAGATCAATTGCGAAGTGAGTAGCGACGGCAATCCAGTCTACACAGATGCCACTCACCAGGCGAAGTGCCTGAAGGCTCGGCATCTTCATCACAGGAATTCCTTTTCTTAGGAGAGAGATACCATGGCATTGTCTGAAGAGATGCAGGCTGAAATCATTGTGGCTGTCGAAGCCTCCACGCCCGAGCCGGAGATGAGCGATGAAGTCAGTGGAGAAGCTGAAGCTGAAGCTGAAGCTGAAGCTCCGGAAGCTGGCGACGGAGAAGGAGAGGCTGGTGAGGTTACTGGAGATATTGAAAGCGACAAGGTCGTTGAGGGTAGCGGCGACGAAGATGAAGGAGACGAGTCGCTCTCTGGCGGAGACCAAACCGCTAGACCCGACCCGATCGCCCTGAGCGACGAGTTGGTTGCCGCGGCAGTTCGCGCCGGCGTACCGCCGAGAGTAGCCATGCGGCATGAGTCGGACGAGGAACTCTCCGCGACAATCGCGTCGATCACCGATACGTTCGTGGTAGAGGAGCCCGAGGCCGTCGAGGAAAAAAAGGAACTGGAGTTCCCGACGCTCGACCCGGAAGAGTACAACCCTGAGGTCGCGAAGGCCTTCGAGCAGATGAAGGCGATCATCGAGAAACAGCAGGCTGAAATCGACGGCGTCCGTGACGGGCAGCAGCAAGCCGAGAGTAACTCCAAGGAAAGAGCGGCGAGCGATACGGTGGCCTGGTTCGATAAGCAGGTCGAGGGGCTCGGTGACGAGTTCGAGACTGTCCTCGGCAAGGGCGGTTACAACGATCAAGCTCAGGGGAGTCCGACGTACATCAAGCGGGACTCGATAGCCCGGCAGATGTCAGTCATGCTGGCCGGCTATCGGGCGACCGGCCAGAAGATGCCGTCCAATAAGGAGGCGTTTGACGTAGCCGTCAAGCTCGTGCTCTCCGATGACATCGAAGCCGCGAAGAAGACGAAGCTCTCGAAGAAGCTCGCGACTCGTGGCAAGCAACATATCAACAGGGCCGGCGGAAAGAAGTCGGCACCGATCGGCGATCCGGAAGACGACACGGTCGCCCTACTGAACAAGCGATTCGGAACTAATTAACGCCCATGGGAGTGGGCCAACGTAACCCTCAACAGAAGAGAATGAAAATGAAATCCATCGAGAAAGATGATGCCGTCAAAGCGTGCAGTAGGTGCGGTGAGACGAAGAGCGTGAGTGAGTTCGGGAAGCGAAGTAGCGCCAAGGATGGGAAGAATGAGTGGTGTAAGGAATGCGTAGGAAAGTCGTCTCGTAACTATCGGGAACATAATCTCGAAAAGGTACGTGAGGCGAACCGGGTTTACCAGCGCGAATTGCGAGCGAAAGATCCCGAGGCGTGCCGCGAAAGTCATAAAAAGTGGTATGCTGAGAATCGCAAAATGTTGAAGGCGAGAAGGAAGGCACTTAGTGAGGTCAAGCGATTCGTGCATTCGCTGGCTAGTTCCCGCACTCGTGCGAAGAAACGCGGATATGCTCCATGCTCGGCGACTGCCGAAGATTTGCGGGATGCCTTTACTGGCAAGTGCGAAATCTGCGGGGTTCCCGAGCAAGAGTGTACCACTCGGCTGCACATGGATCATTGCCATGAGACTGGTATGTTTCGTGGGTTTTTATGTAACAACTGTAACAGAGCGCTTGGGCACTTCAGGGACAACGAGGACGTTCTAATCAACGCCCTACACTATCTGATGGCCCGGACGCCATAATCGAAAGACAAAAGACAAATGTCCCTCCAATTTAGTCAGATCGATGACGCGGTGCTTTTGACACAAGAGAACCTAGTTTCTCGCGGTGCTTTTCTCGACTTGCAAACGGACTTGACCGAGCATGTAGCAGTCCGCGAAATGTGGAAAGGCCAGAAGCGAGCCTTCATTGGTGGCAACGACTGGGAATTTCAGGCGCAGATTGACCACAATCACTCGGCCCGTGCGGTCGGTCTCTACGAGACTGACGGGACCGCCCTGACTGACACGATGATAACCATGAAGGTTAATCCTCGTCACGTCAACGCGGCCTACATCTACGATCAGCGCGAGCCCGCCTTCCAGAAGGGTAACGTCCAGATCGTGGACCTCGTTAAGACCCGTTACACTGCCATGATGATCTCACTGTTCACCTACATGGAGGGTGTCCTGTGGAGCAAGCCGGCCACGTCCGCCGACGACAAGACCCCGTACGGTATCACCTACTGGGTGGTTAAGAACGCGGCAGAAGGCTTCAATGGCGGTGACCCAGCTGGTTTCGCTGCCGGCCGAGCCGGCGTGTCGAGCACCACGTATCCCCGTTGGTCGAACTACAGTGGCGCCTACGAGGCGGTCACGAAGGAAGACCTGATTCGCAAGATGCGAAGAGCCCACCGGCAGACGCAGTTCCGTTCGCCGGTATCCCACGCGCAGCCGACCCTCGGCTCCATGAAGAACGGAATCTACGTCGGCGACACGGTCATCGGCCTCATGGAGGAAATCCTCGAAGACCAGAACATGAATCTCGGCAACGACATGGCGAGCAAGGATGGCCGGGCGATGTTCAAGTCCACCCCGATCACGTACGCCCCGAAGCTCGACGACGACACCGAGAATCCCATCTACATGCTGGATTGGGAATGGCTCGCTTGCGGCGTCCTGGCCGGCTGGGAAGAGCAGACCACTGCTCCGTACATGGTCCCGAACAAGCACACCGTGCGGCGCGTCGACATCGACTGCACCATGAACATGATCTGCACCAACCTTCGGCGCCAGTGCGTCCTTCACGACCCCGCGTAGGCCTCGCTGACTGACGTTTTGCGACTTCGATAACACCAACAACAACTAGGAATATGAGACCATGACAAGTTTCGCACTTAACGCTCCGACCAAAAAGGCCCGGACCTTCTCTGAGTGGGTTTGGTTCGAGTCAGCCACTGCCCTGCACGAAGGCCAGGCGGTCTGCTACAACTGGGACTACGGGACCGCGACCGATTTCGACGCGCGGCGTTACAACCATGTTGAACCCCCGACGTCCCTGAACGCCCAGTATTTCGCCGGCGTAGCCGCTCGCGACTATACTGCGGTAACCGGCGGTCAGTTGATTGAGGTCTACCTGCCGGGTAGCGTCTGTAACATCTACGTTGCAGTCACGACCGTCAAAGGTGCTGGCATCTTCACCTTCGACGTGACGTCCGGCTTCGCCGGTCAGTTCCGCTACGAGGGCCTTGAGGGCGAGGGCTCCGCACAGCCGATGCAGACGACCACCTATGTGGCCACTGCCCAGTTGTGTATGGCACTGCTCCAGAAGGGCCCACCGTCCGGCGGCGTCGAGGTCGTAGACATCGTGGATAACGACGCCATCGGCACGCTGATGATCGGCGGAACCACGTTGGTGACCGGTGCTACCATTGGTACTGGCGACTGCACCTACACGCTTGCTGACGGAGCGCGCGAGAACATTCGCAAGAAGTTCGGTGTCATTACCACTGAGATCGCGACGAATAACCTCGTGATTACCGTGACCACGGGTCGCGTGGATGCCCTTGACGACGCCAATTTGTCGTCCGTCACCTTTGCTGGCGCGTCCACTACGGTCGGTACGAAGATCAACCTGGCATGGAACGGTGCCTGGTTTGTTACCGGCGCAACGCAGACCATGCCGGCACTTGCGTAACTCCCAACCGCCGAGAGGCGGATCAAAGGTCACCTGCTGAGGTTCTCTCTTCCCTCGGCAGGTGGCTGTTTTTTCGAGAGGTCGTAATGCTTCCGCAGTTCTTTCGTATATTCGCAGTGAATAACTCGGGCCAGACAGTGAACTTCGATACCGGGCTCGTGAACTTGAAGGTCACCGGGATTTTTGTTGATCCGGCCACCGGGCTGCTCGACTATACGCCGCTTCCAGACGACGACATGAGCTTCGACGGGAATGAGGACTGGTTGGATGGCGGCGAACTGAAGTCGGACGAAATAACCAACACGGTGACGAAGTACCTTGCTGTTCATGTTCAATTGGAAATAACGCACGACGCTGGCAATGCAGCGATAGGCAGGTTCGACCTGTTCTTGGACGGCGGAGACGCTACCGGCGAGTTGAGGTCAGACGCTGCCGGGTACACGAGTGCTGAGATCGATAGGCTCTCCCAGGTCGGTTCACTGAACTGGCCAGCTGAAGCCAGTGACGATGATAAAATAAGATCAGCGGTGTTTACCGTATAGGAGTTCGATGCCAGTCATTCAATTACCGATGTCGACTGTCCCATCGTGGGACCTCGGTACTGTGGCGAAGAGCCCATTGCAGGCACTCAATAAGGAGTATTGGCAAGGCATGCGCGGGTACTGGTCTGCGTCTGCCAGCGGATCAGAGGGCGTGTTCGACATAAGTCCAACGAAGAATCACGCGGTAAACAGTGGGATGGTTTGGGGCGGGAGCAGATTTGGCCGCGTGATAACTGGGACCAATAATGGCACGCAGCACATGCCACTTCTTGGAATCACCACGCTATCGTCTACGCCATGCACGATTTGGGCACACAAGCAATTGGATGCAAACAACAGTTACGTAATGTGCGAGGATGGCCTTACGTCGTATGGCCTTCAGCTTGACACGACTGGGCTTGCGATTAGAGCTTCGGCTCACCTTGAGGCGACAGCGGCTGTCATTGGAACTGATTGGGTTCAGATACTGATAGCTGTGGATGCGTCTGGGTTCGTGACGTACTACAAGAACGGAGTGATTATAGGAGCGGACGCAGGGATGACTGGAACATTCAACGTACAGAACCTAATAAGCGCGCCTGTTGGGGACTACGCAATCAGTGGAAAGTTCAGGGCGTGTGGAATCTGGAATTTTAAGTTCACTGATGAGATGATCGACAGCCTGAATGGCGACCCGTACGCAGTTGAGCGGAAAGAAGAGTATATTACCGTTCGTGGCACAGGCGGTGCTTCTAGTGGAAGTAGAGTTGGCGGGCCGATGGCAAGACCGTTCGCTGGACCGTTTGGAGGGCCGCTGTAATGTCCGTATCTTTCTTCGGGGACTATTCGCTAGCAGACACAGTGGAGATTCCGTTCAATACGTTTTCGTCAGATGATCCAGCGGCGTCGGTCACCGTCACGGACCTCGTGGTTGGTGATGTGTATGTCCACAAGGACGGAGCAGCGGTTGCGGGGACGCCTGGGGGAAAGACCCTAAGGCTTAATGTTGGAGGAGCCAACGGGAGCCACCTCCTAATACTAGATCTCTCCAACACTGATGACGCTGGCCTTTACGCACTTGGATCGAAATATCAAGTAAGGATCGAGGGCGTCACAGTTGACGCGGGGACGCTCAACTCTTGGATTGGGGCTTTCGGTATCGACAAGCTTACGTCAGAACTCAACGACTTTAATCCAGCGTCTGACGCCGTTGCGTCCGTCACCCTCGTCGACGGAGTTACGCTCACGGATAGGGTCACTCTAGTTGACGGAGTAACACTAACTGATCGCACAACCCTCGTCGACGGAGTTACGCTCACTGATCGCGTAACCCTGGTCGACACAACAACTGACCTGACTAATTCTGGGGTTGGTGGTGATGGGGTTGGTGGTGCTGGCGCCACTACGTGTAACGTATATACGCAAACTGCTGGAGGAGTTGCAATTCCAGGCGTAGATGTGTGGGTCACGACTGACTCCGCTGGCTTGACGACTGTCGCTGGGAAGCTTGTGTCAAACGTGGCTGGGTTGACGACGTTTTACCTTGACCCCGGGACGTACTACGTTTGGCGACAGCTATCTGGGTACACGTTCACTAACCCGCAAACTACCGTGGTGGCATGATGGCAGACTACACGTATACGGACGGCGTTCCGGTTACTGGTGGAGCCGAAGCCGGACTGTCAATCGGTTTTACCGAGATGAAGAAAGAGACCGGTCTCTATCTGGGGCTTGGCGGGTCTGCTTGGGCTGCGGCCGTAAGCACTAGGCTGGACGAGATAGTCCAATCGGGTGTTCGCCTGGTATACTACCCG